CGGCTCCTTCAAAGTCAGTACCCGTCATTTCCAAATCATACACTACACCCGAAGCCTGGGAAAAATAATAATCCACCAAACATTCAGCCGAATAGTAGGGGCGGTACGTTTGGTTTTCAGGGGTTGTCATGTAGTACAAAGCCTCGAAGCATGGGCGGTTATCTGCCGTGTCCATGGTCTCGTTGTACACCAAGGCGAGACCACAATACTCAAAAATCTTCTCCAACAAGTAAGACACTTGCACTCCAACGCAAAAACTCTTTGCCGTCCACGTTCGATTGAAGTTGGGTTGACTGTCCAGCTCCAGCATCCCTTGAGACAAGGGGTAGTATTCCCTCTCCAAATTGCTATTCAAATCGGAGAAGTAGGTCATTTGAAGCGGGTAGAAAATCTTTTCGTCTCCCAATTGACCTTGTGTAATGTCGTACCCCCCATACGTTTGGTCGATGTTGTACGCGGTCTTTTCGTGGTCAAGACCTTGGAAGATTGTGCCGTCAGGGTTGGTGAAGATGTCCACCCACCGAGCCTCCTTAAGTTTGGAGTACACGTCAGCCGCCTTGCCGTAGATGGCACACTTGTACTTGCGGGCTTGCAAGTCCATGGACATGACGTTCAAGGAGCCATGCAAGATGTCGTTGTCGTCTTCATAAACGATGCAGTCCAAGGACGCTCGAATGTCAACATCTATGGTGGCAGGGTTGCGGTACCCCGTCAACGCCAGATCATTGCTTTCCGTAAAGGGCAAGGTGAAGGAAAGGCTATGGGGTGCCTTGGACTTTCCGACTGTCGAGATGTCGGCAAACTGCCAATTTAGACTCAAGGACAATTCATTAACGTCCAAGAAGATAGTCCCGTGGTCACTCGTTTCTACGGAAATGCGAAGCATTAGATGAGGGGTCGGGGGTTGTTGCTATACTCGAAGTCAAAGGTGTATTCCACAAGTTTGTCCGTCACTCGGTACATGTACGACATGCTTGTGCTTGTAATCAAACAAGGGTAGAAACTCGGTGCCGAAGAAACTTGGGTGTCGTTGTCTACCCACTTGGTGACGTACACTTCTTGGCTTGTCATTAACTCCCTGACAACTGCATTCATGTCTTCGCTAATGTACCCCGTATTTGCCGTGTACTTGTCTTGAATGGATGCAACACGAGACACGCGGGTGAAGTCGTGGGGGTTGTTTGTCTCAATGTCTACAACGTTGTTGGCAGAATTGTAGTTGGTGTCGCGTCTCATGTGTTCCTCTCGTTGCGTGTTCATGACCCGCTTGGTGTAGGTACGGCACGACAAGTAGTCAAACCCACCCAACCGATTGCGGAATTTGAATTGCAGACGCTCCGAACCACTACAAGCGCCACCCTCCTTTTTCAACATGTTGTGCAAGCGAACGATCTGGTTTCCCGTGGTGGCATTACCGCTCGTCATGGGCACAAGGTCTATGTACTCCCATGTGCCCAAAGCAATTCCGCCCTGCATGGTTCCGTTGTACACGTCAACCCCTCCAGCTTCTAACGACATGATGTCTCGCGGACCAAAGTGTATTTCACGAAGGAGCAATCCGTTTGCCGTTTGGGGTACCGCTTGCGTGTCTACATAGATGCTTTCAAGGGCATTGATGGTGAATGTTTGTGTTTGCGGTGTGCCACCAATAACCTTCACTTGGAACTTACCGACGTTGCTATTCCATGTGTCGTCACCTACACCCGACCCTTTCTTTGCCGCAACGTATGTCACCGAATATCTATCGTATGGCATGACATCGACGTGCATGATGGGGCGGTTGCCATAGATAAAAGCCCCTTCACCTTTACCCCTTGCCCTTGTCGTAAGGTAGGTGCCCGCGTTCGATTTGAGTATGTAGTCACTCACGGGGCGTTCGCTCCACGAAGTGAAGGTGTCAGTCAGGGCACCCCCAATGATGCGGTAGTACTTGGTGGCAGGGTACGTCGTGGGTTGTGTGTCCGACTTCCAGCCCAACTGCACTTTAATGTACCACTCCCTGCCCGCATAGGTTTGGATGTTGTCCTCGTAAGTCGATTCGGTGTCGAGGGTTTGCAAGGCTCCTTTGGCAATGCGGTCGCCAGCCAACACCACGCTTTGAATATCAAAGACCCCGTAGTTCAAGGCGTTGCCACGGCTCGACATAGTGCCCAATGCACTCCACCCCGTACCCGTCCAATAGCTGACTTTGCACAAGTAGTTGTGGTTGGTGTGACTGCCTACGTCTGTGTTTTCCGTGACGATGGGTACCCCGTCATAAGCCCATTGTATTGCGGCTTGGTTGTCCCCACCTTGGTGAACATTGAATGCCATTAGTTCCCAATAAGTTTGTATTCAACAACGATTTTGCTTGCCTCGTCCTCAAGGATAGTTCCGATAGCATTGCCTATGTCCTTCGTGTATGCGCTCTCCAATAGCTTCTTGTACCTCTTGTATTGAGCCTTGACAGTCGGCTCAAGGAACGGGGTGGGTGCGATGCCATGGAGGTAGACGTTCCGACTAATCATGAAGGACATGCCATCGTAGGACATGAAGCGCCCCGTCTTGCGGTCTTGCCATTGCTCAACGGGTTTGTCCGTTATCCATTGACGGATGGCAGGTTGTAGCGTACCCTTCTCTCCGCTTCCAGATCCAAACTGAAATGGTGAGTCAGGTGCTTTGTTTGCGGTCATGGCACCCTTTACACCCTTCTCGACAAATGCCCAATAGGGTGCCCCCTCCATCGCCCACACTACACTTGTGTTGCCGTCCTTGTCTACAACGACTTTGTGTTGGATGCTCTCGCTCAAGTTGCCCGTGGCATTCTTGCCCTCCTTTTGCAGAATGGCACGAGCCGTGCGCGTTACAAATTTGCCGTAACTGTCGAGGGTCTTGGCTACCTTGGATAGCTTGACACGGACATCCCGCCCCAAAAGTTTTATCTTCAACTCCAGGCTCATGGGTACAAGGCATCACAAAGGTCTACGACGTTAGGAATGCGAATGGTAAAGTTGCCCGACCACCCCGTGAGTAGGTTGTCAAACCTTGAGGTAAAAGGGGTGCAGTCGACGGGCAATTCAAACGACCATTCGTGGTTGACTGTTCCCCCTGCTTGGGTACTCAACGCCAACTCAAACTTGGCAATGACATCTTGCATGAGTAGAAGCGTCTCGCTATACACCTCCACAAGGTCATCCGATTGTTCTTCAACCACCAAGTCACCAATGATAACCTCGTACCTAAACTCTACATACCCCCCATTGATCTGGGCACCGCTACACCCTGCGTACAAAAGCGGGTATTTGTCAATGGTCATCTTGTCAATGTCTACCTCCTTGGTCGTGTTGGTGTAGTAGGCTTGAATTGTTTGGTGTTCGTCAACGATGTTGCGAAAGGTGTTGTCGATGTCTTTAACGCTTTGCATTGATTTTTATGCTTTCCGATAACCGCAAGTCAATTTCGTAGGCAAGGAACGTGAATGCCTCACTTATCAATATACGGCTAACCGCGTCCAGCTTGAGCAAGTCCCCGTCAGCCAACGAGTACATCACTCGGTACCAACCCCATTTATCCCGAAACTCCCGTTTCCCTTCCGATTGTTCGACGGAGGTAAAGAGGACCGCAAATCTCTCGCGAATGTCTCTGCGATATTCCAAAAAAAAACCATTGCTCCCACGGCTATTGTCATGGGCATGGAACGCATCACTTCAATGCGCGGCTCGTCAACGGCATAGTCTTCGATTTGGTAATGACCATGCACCTTCTCGGTAATGGGGCGGTACATCAAAGCCATCGCCCTATCCAAGTTCTCCACGAACCTACCTTCGGTAGCGTAGTGTTCGAGGTCTACAAACTCACCAAACGTCAGGTTGTTCCAATTGGGAATGAAGCCGTATTCGATGCCTTCGTACTCGAAGGTTTGCACCAAGTCCACGTCACCTTCAGGTGGTTGTTGCACCCACGCCAACCGACTCACAATGTCTTCGTAACTGTCTTGTGTGAGGTAGGGCATCTCGTCCTCGGTCAAACCACAAAATGCGGTAATGGCAACGATAGCCTTTTGCCGTGTGGTCGTAGCCTTCTCAATGCTTGCGGAGTAGTATTGGTACTCCCTCACGCTTACATCATTCCAGCTCGTGGGTATGGTAATCTTCTTCTTCATGCGATAACGTAGTGCCCTTGGCGTTTGGCTAATTTATTCAAACAACAATATCTAATCGCATCGACCCCGTGATTGTGCATATCGACGGGCTGACCAAGCATCCTTCCATCGCGATCTGTTTTCCACTTGTAGTTCCGAAACTCCTTGTGTAGGTCTATGCTCTCCGCGTGGATGTGCAACTTGCGTCGCCTCATGATGTCGATGCCCTGCCTTATGGAGTCGGGACCTTTGCGGGCGGGCTTGACATTGAAGCCCTCCCTTCGCAGTTCCTCGATACTCTTTGGCTCCGCGCTATCGGCAATGACTTCGGTGGTGCGGTCAATGCCTATCTCTCTCATGTACCTGGCGATGTCTTGGTTTGTCATGCCCGTCTCGTACAACACTTGTTCCAAGTACAAGTCACCTTGGTTGTCGCCCAAGATGTACACGGCAATGAGGGCGGAGGGGTCGGTGGCGTACCCAAAGTCCAACCCGTAGGCAATCAATTTGGCTTGAGCTGGACGCTCCTTGTAGGTGTGTGTGGTGAAGATTGTTTCTCTGCTGACACCCCGCATGCCCAAACCAAACACCCTCCAATAGTTCTCATCCGTTTCTTGCAGTCGTTCAATCTCTGCAATGGTCTCCTTGTTCAAGAAAGGGTTGTCTCGGTAGGTGCTAACAAAGAAGTTGGCATCGTCGCGTGGTATCAATTCGTCGTAGATGTAGGAGTATTCCATCGACGGGTTGAAGTCGCAGATGAATTTGTGCGTGGTACGAAGGAGTAGTTGGTACGTCTCATCCCGCGATAGCTCGTTTATTTCATTGACGTAGCAGACGTGGCGGCGACGTCCTCTAATTCGGTCGGGGCTATCGACCGATATAAACTCCCACATGTTGCCAAAGAGCATGTAGGTTTGTTCGGTCTTGTTGTGGTTCTTCTCGGTGTACCACCCTTGGGTCATGAGTATCTCCACGAAGTCACGAAGGACGGAACCACGAAGCGAAGGAAAGGTCTTGCGTACTACACTAATCGTCCACCCTGCATTCGGGTTTTGGGCACACCACTCCGCAAGGACTTGGAGACAACTAAACGTCTTGCCACTACGCGAACCGCCTTGGTGTATCGACAGTCGTTTCTTGCATGACTTTAGGTCGTGGTATGTCTTGGGTTGCCTCACTCGTCCTTGCCCAAGTTGCTTTCCTTTTGATCTGTTCGCTCCATGACATCTTCAAACCATGATGGCTCGGTAGGCTCGATGTCCATGACGACTGAAAGTTCTTGTTGCTTGGGCATGAAGTAGGGGAACAAGCCCGACAATGCCCGAAGGTACTTGTCCGCGCTTTCGTTGCGTAGCCCATCCAACGCATCTTGGATGTGCGTTACCTCCCCCTCCATGATGTGAATGAATAGGGTGCGGGCTTCTTCCGTGACCTTGTTAGGGCTTCCTTTGGGTCTACCCTTGCCGTGCTTGTTTCCCTTCTTGAATGCCATGTTTTCTCGTGTTATTTTAACTCATCAAAGATGCTTGTTTGTTTGCTCAACACTACTCGCCTGGGCTTTGGTGGGTTCGGTGTTCCATTGGGTTGGAACCACCCGTTTTCATGACCCAACCTCGACCACTTAAGGTATCGTTCTTGTTCTCGGAGCATGGCGTTAAACTCGTACTCGTTTGGTTGGGCATGGTAAAACCTTCCGTCGTCGTCTTGCTTTACTATCCCCAAGTCCATTAGTTCGCTTACCCTTGCGGCAAGTGTTTGGTGTGGCATCTTCAGTTCGTCCCGTAGTTCTTGGGTCGTCATGCGTCGCCCACTCAAGTGCATGTACACCCGACGTGCTTTTGTGTCGCGTTCGCCAGATCGTACCAATTCCAAAAAAGCCTCTCTACTTTGTTTGCTCATTGCTCCAATTTGTTTTTGTAGTGTTGAATGATTTTCTCGGTTTCCTTCTTGTAGTATTCTTTGAAGTCTCCTTGACCTCCCTGCTCCATCCAAACCTTGTACATGATGTTTCGCATGCGTTGGCTTTGCTTCTTGGGTTGGTCGTATAAGTCTAACTCTATGTTGTCCAGCTCGTCTATTTCTTCGGTGTTGACGTGTTCGGTTCCTCGGTAGTACAAGACTCCAAACGTGTCCAAGCATCGGTCAATTTCGGCTACCTCATTTGTCGTCAATTCTTGTGTGACAAATCGAATGCTCACCGACTTATCCTTTCTCCTTTGGTACCCGTCAAGAATGGCGGCATGGAACACCTTAAGCATTCTCGCAACTATTCTTGTAGGCTTTCTCCAACTTCACCAAAGCATCCTTGAGGCATGACCCGCATTGGGTAAACTTCTTTGGCTTACCGAACACTTGTTTCCACACGTTGGACAAGGCAAGTTGGTCGGGTCTACGGAACGTCTGCCTATCCCACGCGGGCTTCAAGACTGTCTCCCATGTCTTCTTGCTTTCCTCGTCCATTGGTTGGGCGTATGGGAACAAGGCGTTTAGTTTCTTTCTGCGTTCCTCGCACCCGCAGTCCTCCCCTGCAATCGCCTTGGCTAACTTGTCAAGTTTGGTTGCCTCGGTTATCTTTTGGATAGTGTCACCCAACCCTTCACTTTGCTTCTTCTTGGGCGCTGACTTCTTTCGAGCTGGAGACTTGCGCTTGGCTTTGGGCTTGGTTGTACTTGTCGATTTTGCGCCTTGCTCTGCGGAGGGCTTTGTGGATTGTGTTTCGATTGATTCCTGTGGCATGGGAAAGGGTGTTTAGTGTGTGTTCGTGAAGGTAGTAAACTCTGAAAATTTCTCGCTCAAAGAACGGGAGGGTACCAAGTACCGCATCCACGTTGGGCATGTGTTGACTTGTCCAAGTGTCGGTGCGTTGGTCGTTTGTCTTGTTGGGAATAAGCAACACATGAAAGTCCAGATCGTTTGTCTCTCTCTCCTTGTGCTTCTTGTACTTGTAGTAGAATCGTGTGGTTTTGCTGAAGGCGTTAATCTTGGCGACTCGGATAAGGTAGTACCACAACTCACCGCGATTGCAGATGTCTTCGTACTTCTCCCCGTTGTCCTCCAAGATTGTCACACACAAGTCGTGCATGAGGTCTTGTCCAAGTTCCTCCCCAACGTACATGCAGCACATGTCTTGAAGCCTATCGTAGTGCTTGCTCAAAAACTTTTGCGTACATGTAATGCAGTCGGTCACAAGTCCTTCAATTTTTGCTCGTACATCTTACGCATGGCAACGATGTCGGTAAGGCTAAACTTGCTCATTTGTTGGCTCGCCTGGTGTACCTTCTCTGCGGTGCCTTCTCCGTAGATGGCATCCAATCGCTTACCAAATTTGTAGGATTGTGAACTATCGTACAAGTTACATCTTGGGCATTGCGGCATTACATTGACCATGCCCGTGCTTGGGTCGTGCATCCATCGCGTAGAGTATTTGGAGCGAGACATGAAGTGACCCGCATGCATTTCGGCTACGGGTTTGAGGACACCACACGTTATGCACTTTGTCCTACCTGCCTTGTCCGCATATAGGTTACGGATGTACTTGCTAAACACCGCGTCCAACTTCTTGACTTCTTTGCGACGACTCATGCCTTACAATATAAACCCTCCATTTCTTGTATCGCTTGAAAGATCTGGACGGCTACTTGTGGGACGATGGCATTTCCGTAGGCTTTGATTGTTTCCTTTCTCCACTTTGAAATGGAGATGTCGTCCAATTCTTTGGGAAGCCCATCATTTCTTCCACAAATAGGGGAGACAGTTGGGAAGTCGTCCCATCTTCTTGCTTCCAATCTTGGTCGGTGTGGACGTACACATTCCGTAGAAGAAGGCTTCGGTCTATTCCGTCCCTGCTCACCATTGCTTCGGGCGAGTACGCACCCTTCCAATCCGTTGCCGTTGGTGTCGCGAGTAGTCCCGACTCCACCACATCCCGCAACTTCACACCCCACCTTTCCCCCTTCTTGTTCTCTCGGTAGAATCCGCCCGCCTCGTTGGTCTTTACATCCTTCACCGCACCCCCTTCCACATCCGTTGTGCGGGGCGTGGGCAACAATCCACACTCTATCCCTTCGGTGGGGTGCATTGTAGACGGCACAAGCTGGAAGAATAAACGATTGTACTTCGTACCCTTCAGCTTCCAAGTCAGCTTGACACGCTTCGAATTGAATGCCTCCATCCCAATCAGTAAGCCCGCGAACGTTCTCCGCCACGACCCAACGGGGTTGACACTCTCGAACAACTCTAAACATCTCGGACCACAAACTGCGCTCGTCTTCGGTTCCAAGTCGTTTTCCTGCACTTGAGAAGGGTTGGCATGGGAACCCCCCCGTGAGGACTCCAACTCGTCCAAGATGGATAGTTGCGTCCAAGTCGTGGATGTCTTCGTATTGTCTGACATTTGGAAATTGGTGTTTGAGTACGCGCCTGGGGAAGTCCTCCCATTCGCAGTTAAAGATGTTGTCCCACCCCATGTATTCGGCAGCCAAGTCAAAGCCTCCAATGCCTGAAAACAAAGATGCGTGGGTCATTCCGTGCCCAAGTGTTTTTTGACTCGCTGACCTAAACCACTGTCTTTTGGTTTCTTCGGTGCCGTCACGCTCAAACTTCCAACCACCTCTCGCACCTCCTTACTATCCTTAAGTTGGTTGTCCATGCGTTCTTGCATGTTCCACTTTTGGTTGTGTATCTGGCGCTCCATGATGGGTGCCCTCACCTCTCCCTCGTAGCGTCGAAGCGCGTCCAAAATTTCAGGGGTCTTGAGTCTCTCGTATAGCTTACCAAATTTCCCTGCTCGAATCATGTCGAAGCATGCCCGCAGTTCCTCCAGCTTAAGGGCGGGGAAGTCCTCAATGATTGACCGACAACAAAACTTAAGTTCTTCATCCGTCGATAGCGTCTTGTTTGCGTCAACCTCCTTGCACAACTTGGCTACTTCCGTAACAACCCACATGCGTATAGCTTGCTCGTGTTCCTCGTTGACCTTCATGGCGCTTCGGATGTTGGTGCCCAAGTTCCAAGCGTCCGTGGGTGTGACCCCCATGATGTCACCCATTAACAACGAAGTCGATTGCTCCGTCAGTTGTGAAGTTGCCCGCGTTAAACCCACGAGGCTTTTGTTTCCATTGTTCTGCATTGCGTTTCCAATTGCGGGCGGCAGCTTTCCAATCCTTTATGGCTTTGCCCCTCCCTTGTTTCCATCCGTTGGTTTCGTAGTAGTCCACAAACTTATCGCCTTCCGCCATGTCCAAACCCAGCTCGTTAAAGTAGATATGAACTTCATCCCTTGAATTTGGCTTTGCCCTACTAACTTGTTTTCTAATTTGTTCCCTATCTTGTTTACTATGTAGACATTTTGGCGAGGCAGAGTCGCCACTTTGTCCACCCTGCATAGACAAATTGTCTACCCTGGCTCGACACTTTCGCACCCTTCCGTCGGTGCTTACCTCAATCAAACCTCTCTCCTTGAGTATCGTTATCGAACGACTGACAGTGCGTTGACTGACTTGGTATTCTTCCGCTACTCGCTCATTGCTTTTGAAGAAGTGTGCATCGCGTCCCGTGAACGAATGGATGTCCGCCCACAACAACTTGGCTACTGCGGGAATGTCCATCTCCAAAATCTCTACGGGCATCCAGATCCCTTTGAATTGTCTCTCCATTAGCGCGGAAGATACTTATGCGTGTTCAATCGCTTATTCAATTCCTCGCCTATCGCTTGAATCTCTCGTGCGTAGGCTCCGCTTTTATGATAGTTCTTCTTCTTGTCTTGGTATGCATGACGAAAAAGAAGAATCTTGCGCCACTCCTTCAGTTCGGGAATGGTCATCGTTGAGATGTCGAATATCGTTTTCACGTTGGATAATCATTTCAAGTATGTCGTTTGCATCCATTCCCGTTTGCACCACCAATTGTTCGAGGTAGTACAAGAAGCGTCGCGGGTCGTGGCAGTACCAACGGGTGACTGTCTTGTGACCCAAACCCAAAGCCTTCTCCATATCGCCTTGGGTTCCGTAGTGACGTTTGATAAGTGTTTCAAATGTCAATCTCATCTTTAATCATTTTCAATGTTCCAATCAAATGCATGGTTCCTTCGGCTACCTTGCTGCAATAGGCTTCCCAATCTTGGTGGTTGGCGGCTCCCTGCAAAGCGGATACGGCAAGCCCCATCGCCCACCGCACATCCGCTTCGCTCACTTCGTCCACCAAGTATTCGTTGTTTATGAGTACCATTAGAAAGGAAGTCCATCGTCGTCAACGCCAACCGCTTTGGGCGGAACGGGAGGGCAATTTTCAGGTGCCAACTCTTGCGCTCGTTGCGATGTCTCCTTCTTGTAGATACCGCCCCATGTGTCGAAGTTGTCGTGCATCGACTTAAGGTGTTTGGCTACTCCCCAAATGTCGTACAACGTCACTTGATCTGGAGCCTTGGTGCCATTGAAGACATAGCTTTGAGCCTCACGGATTGCCCATTGGGTTACGATTGATTCTTGCCTATCGACTCCCGAAGGACTTGGCTTGTCAAACGATTGACCACCAAAGCCAGGTTTGTCCAACTTGAGGCGTGGTCCCCACTTGGTTTGTTGGTGTTCCTTGACCACCACTTCGTCACCTACTTTCCATTTGTCAGGTGTCTTGGCGTTGACCTCACCCACCATTCCGTTTTCCAAAATGATGTCCAACTTGTAGAAGGTCGCACCATTGTTGCCTTGCCATGTACCCTGCGGGTTAAGGCTTTGAATTTTTGTTGTCTCCATTATTAGAGGGTTTGAATTTCACTTGTGAACACGAAGCCTTTGCCAAGGATGGCGGGTTCGACTCTCTCGTAAAGTCGTTCGCTTCTCCACCACCATGCGGTGGGCTTGTCTCGATCTGGATGTTGACTTTCCCTGCGGTACTTGTACCCCAATTCCTTCATTCGCTCCACGTCCATCGAATTGCCGTTGTCGGGCATAACGATGGAAGGAAGGTCAAGTGTTGGTCCAACGTAAAAGGGTTCTTGCGACTTGTGGTCTAAACACTCTTTGTACTCACTCATTTTTGTTCGTCTTTAACGGCTTGCAAAATGATGTCGTAAAACTCCCGCTTGGCGTGGTACGCGGCTTCGGCTCTCTCCAAGGCGACAATCGCCTTCACCTCTGCATGTGTGTACATGCGAACGTCTTGGTCTAAATACTCCATTGAAATATGAATTGGTTTGTAATTGATGACCGCAATTTACAACCGCATCCGCAAAAGTCAAACCATAGTTGTCAACAAACGACCATGGAAAAGGGGCACCCTCGCAATGAGAATGCCCCCGACCAAAGGAGAGAGGGGAACCGCGAGCGCGATTCACCCTGCAATATAGCTTACTTCTTCTTCCGACCCAAGCCCCGTGACT